AATGAAAGATACAATAGAGTTATAGTTGGTTTTGTTAATCCAGCAAGAAACTTCCAAGTAGATGAAGTTCAATTTCCACCAATAAATGATAGCGGTTTGTCTAGTGCAGATCAACACGCAACTATGAAAACTGCTGATGGTGGATTTTTATTAGAGGGTAGATTTTCATTTAAGACATTGACCTCGCCATATCAAGCAGAGGAGATGGCTGAAGTTATTTTAAGAAGATCAAGAGAAGCAATTACATTAGGATTAAATGTAAGCTTTGATGCTTATGATTTAGCCATAGGAGATATTGTAAATATTACACATAGTTCATTAGGTTTTTCCGCAAAAGCATTTAGAGTTATGGGTATTACATTTAACGAAGATTTTACGATAGGATTATCTCTTGTTGAATATCAAGCTAGTCATTACACTTGGGCAACAAAAGCACAAGTAAGTTCTACACCATCTACTAATTTACCTAATCCATTTACTATCCAACCACCAGCTAGTGTTACATTAACCGACCAACTTATTGAATATAATGATGGAACTGTAATTGTAGCTTTAGATGTTGCTATTGGTGCTTCTCCTGATTCGTTTATAGATTTTTACCAAGTAGAATACAAATTAAGTACAGATTCAAATTTTATTATTTATGCACAAGGGTCAGGTTTAAATCACAGAGTTTTAAATGTAATAGACCAATCCACTTATGATGTAAGAGTAAAAGCTGTAAATACATTAGGAGTATCATCAACTTATGTAACAGCACAAAGAAAGATTATTGGTGCTATTGAACCACCATCAGATGTTGAAGATTTTTCTTGTAATATTACAGGTCAAGATGCTCATTTAAGTTGGAAAAATATTAGCGACCTCGATCTTGCATTCTACCAAATAAGATTTTCCTCTGTAACAGATGGATCAGGAGATTGGTTAAATTCAGTAAATCTTGTAACAAAAGTATCAAGACCAGCAACATCAATTACCGTTCCAGCGAGAGTAGGAACTTACCTGATAAAAGCGGTAGACAAACTTGGAAATTTTAGTTCAAATGCAACAGCAATAATATCGAATGTTACAAGTGCAGAGAATTTTAACTCAATTACAACTGTTAATGAACATCCAGCATTTTCAGGAACTAAAAATAGTGTATCATTATCAGATGATGCACTTATATTAAATTCAAGTGAATTATTTGATGGTGCTTCAGGATTGTTTGATGCTAACACTACTAGATTTTTTGATTCAGGAGTTGCTAATGCAGATTTTTTAGCTTCAGGCAATTATGAATTTGCAAATGTAATTGATATTGGAGCAAAACATACAGTAAGAGTTACAGCTTCTTTAACTCAATCAGCAAGAAATCCTGATGATTTATTTGATAACAGAACAGGATTTTTTGATTCAAGTGCTTCAAATTTTGATGGAGATACACCTGCTAATTGTGATGCACATTTAGAAATTGCTACAAGTGATGATAATTCAACTTATACATCTTTTCAAAATTTTGTTATTGGAAATTACACAGCAAGATATTTAAAATTTAGAATTGTTATGACTTCAACAGATTTAGCTTCAACTGCTGTTGTATCTGCTACAACAGTAACAGTAGATATGCCTGATAGAATATTTAGTGGAAATAATATTTCTTCAGGAACTTCTACAAAAACTGTTTCATTTACAACACCATTTAAAAGCACAGCTTATGCAGTTGGTGTAACAGGAGAAAATATGGCAACAGGAGATTTCTTTACAGTTTCTAATAAAACTGTTAATAGTTTTGATGTTTTATTTAAAAACTCTAGTGGCACAAATGTTTCAAGAACTTTTGATTTTATTGCAAAAGGATTTTAAAAGGAGTATAAGAAATTATGGCACAACATGACATGAATATTGCGAATGCGTCTTTTCCTGATGTAAGGACAGATTTAAATAACGCATTTTCAGCCTTAAACTCAATGCACTCAGGAACTTCAAGACCTAGTGGTGCAGTCGCTGGTACTATGTGGTTAGACACAACTTCAGCAACAAGCCCAACTATTAAGTTTTTTGATGGATCAGATGATATAAGTTTTGCAACAATAGATTACTCAGCCAACACAGTTAATTTTTTAGATTCAACAGTAGTTGCAGATATAGTTGGAGACACATCTCCACAACTAGGTGGAAATTTAGATACCAACTCTCATAATATTTTAATAGACGATGCTCATTTTATTGCAGACGATGACGGAAATGAACAAATAATTTTTCAAAAAACAGGGTCAGCAGTTAATGAATTAGAAGTCACAAATGCGTCAACAGGTAATGGCCCTATTTTAGGTTCTAGTGGAGAAACTAATGTAGATTTAAACTTAAATCCAAAAGGTTCAGGTGTTTTAAAATCAGGTACAAAAGCAGTTAAAATTGCTGGTAAAGAAACTATCTGGATTCCAGCAGTAGCTATGTATGCTAACTCAACTAATGGTGCAGAGGCTAATCAAGTAGAATTATCGAATGGGCCTGAAATAAAAGTTTTAGATTTTGATAAAGATTCTGATGAGTTTGCACAGTTTGGTGTTGCATTTCCTAAATCTTGGAATGCTGGAACAGTAACTTTTCAAGCTTTTTTTACAGCAACATCAACTAATACAGGAACTACAGCATGGGGATTATCTGGTGTTGCACTAGCTGATAACGGAGATTTAAACACAGCTTTTGGAACACAAGTTGTTGCAACTGCTAAAGCACATAGTGGAACATCAAATGATTTAGATGTCTCTGCTGAAAGTGGCAATGTAACAATAGCTGGTTCTCCAGGAGATGATGAATATGTCTTTTTTCAAGTTTCAAGAGATGTTTCAGCAGATAGTTTGACTGCAGATGCAAGACTTTTAGGAATTAAATTATTTTACACAACTGATTCTGCAAACGATTCATAAGAGATTTAATTATGAAAGATATTTATTTAAAACCAACATTGAGTGGCAAAGGAGAAAAAAAACAAAATTCAAGAGGTAAATCTTTTGGTTATCAAATCTTAGGTTTTGGTAGTGGTGTGTCAGGTGCTGGGCCTGTAGCTTTAGATTATTTAGTTATAGCTGGTGGGGGAGGCGGAGGAAATGATGATGGAGGTGGAGGCGGAGCAGGAGGATACAAAGAATCCAATGGTACTTCTACAGGTAGTTATACTGTTTCTCCATTAGGTTCAGGTACTTTTGAAGTAGAACCAGGTGCTTATGATATTACAGTTGGTGGAGGTGGAAACGGAGCAGTTCATTCTCCTGCTACACAAGCTACAAATGGATCAAATTCAGTATTTTCAACAATAACATCTACAGGTGGTGGTTTTGGTGGACGAACTCCACAAGCCGCTGGTAATCCAGGAGGTTCTGGTGGTGGAGGGGCTTCAACACAACCAGCAGGTTCAGCAAGTCCTCCAGGTCAAGGGCAACCAGGTGGGGCGGCTAGTCCAGGCCCTAACTTTGCAGGTGGTGGCGGTGGAGCAACTCAAGCAGGTTCTGCTGGTTCAGGTTCTGCACCGAGTCCAGGAGTCGGTGGGCCTGGTGGTGACGGAGCAACATCAAATATTACTAATACACCAACAACAAGAGCAGGTGGAGGGGGTGGTGGTGCTTTTGGTGGCCCATCTCCAAAAGGTACAGGAGGAGCAGGAGGAGGCGGTAATGCAGGTTCTACTCCAAATGGAACAGGAATTCCAGGCACAGCAAATACAGGGGGTGGAGGAGGAGGAGGCTCTACAACTCCTGGAAATAGAGATGGTGGAAATGGTGGATCAGGAATTGTAGTTGTTAGAGTACCAGCTACAACAACTTTAGCAGTTGCACCAGGTACAAATAGCGTTGCAACTTTACCAGGCCCAGCAGGGTCTTATAAAGTAGCCACTTTTACTGTATCTGGTACATTGACAGTAAATTAAGTAAAATATAAAAAAGGTGTAATAATATTATGGCTCATTTTGCAGAATTAGAATCAAAAACAGACCCAACAGGTTTTACATCTGATACTCATTTAATAGTTAAAAGAGTAGTCGTAGTTGGAAATGATATAGAAGTTAATGGAGGTACATTAGAAAATAATGATTGTCATGCTGATGGTGAAACATGGTGTGTAAATTTTTTTGGTGGTGGAATTTGGAAACAAACCTCTTATAATAACAATTTTAGAAAGCAGTATGCAGGATTAGGCTATGTATATGACTCTTTAAAAAATAAATTTTTAAACCAACAACCATATGCTTCATGGTCATTAGATGATAACGATGATTGGAAAGCACCTGTAACTTATCCAACTGATATTACAGAAAAAAACATTAGTTGGGATGAAAGTAATCAAAGATGGAATGCAACTAATTTTTCAGACCCTGTTAATAATTTCTATTGGGACGCATCAGACTTAACTTGGGTATCTGTATAATTAATTTTACAACTGTATGAATTTAACAAATTACTATTGGTATTTTCAATCAGCAATTCCTCACAGAATTTGTGATGATATTATGCGTTATGGCAAATCTATTCAAGATCAAATGGCAGTTACAGGAGGTCTTGCAAATCCAAAAAAATTAAATCAAAAACAAGTTAAAGATTTAAAAAAGAAAAGAAATTCGGATATTGTTTGGATGAATGATAGATGGATATATAAAGAAATACAACCTTATATTCATCAAGCCAATGTAAATGCAGATTGGAATTTTAATTGGGATTATTCTGAATCTTGTCAATTTACAAAATATAAAAAAGGACAGTATTATGATTGGCATTGTGATAGTTGGAATAGACCCTATCAAACACAACAAGATGATCTTATTAATGGAAAAATTAGAAAATTATCTGTAACTGTAACTTTATCTGATCCTAAAGAATATAAAGGTGGTGAATTAGAATTTGATTTTAGAAACTTAGACCCTGATAAAAAAAGAAATGTTAAAAAGTGTAAAGAAATATTACCTAAAGGGTCTTTAGTAGTATTTCCCTCTTTTGTATGGCATAGAATATGCCCTGTTAAAAGCGGAGAAAGAAACAGTTTAGTTATTTGGAATTTAGGACACCCATTTCAATAAAAAAATATAATAAGGAGCATTAAATGTCATTTAAAAAAAATAAATACCAAGTTTTAAAAGGAGTTATAAGTAAAGAGTTAGCAGACTTTTGTTTTGCTTATTTTTTAAATAAAAGAAAAGTAGCACAATTTTTATTTGATAAAAAATATATATCTCCATTTACTGAATATTATGGCATATGGAATGATCCTCAAGTTCCTAATACTTATTCCCATTATAGCGATTTAGTTATGGAAACTTTATTACAAAAAGTAAAACCTGTAATGGAAAAACATATAGGATTAAAATTATCTGAGACTTATTCTTATGCAAGAATATATAAAAAAGGAGATATACTTGCTAGACATAAAGATAGATATTCTTGTGAAATATCAACTACATTAAATCTTGGTGGAGATTTATGGCCAATTTATTTAGACCCTACAGGTAAAACAAGTCAAGCTGGTATTAAAGTAAATTTAGAATCAGGAGATATGTTAATGTATTCTGGATGTGATTTAGAACATTGGCGAGAAGAATTTACAGGTAAAGATTGTGGTCAAGTATTTTTACATTACAATAAAAAAGGTACTAAGATAGCCAAAGAAAATCAATTTGATAAGCGTCCTTTTATAGGACTTCCTGCTTTTTATAAAGCTGTTAAAAAGTAATTTATGAAAGGTTTATCTAATAATAATTTTTATATATAAAAAAATATGTTATAAATCATTTTGCTTAACTATGGAATAAACTATGCAATTATCTAAACATTTCACATTAGAGGAGATGGAAAAATCTCAAACAGCTACAAGAAAAGGTATTAAAAATAAAGCTGGTTCAGGAGAGATTAAAAACTTAGGCGATCTTTGTTATGAGGTACTAGAGCCTGTACGAGCAAAGTTTGATAAGCCTGTCACAATCACATCAGGATATAGAAGCCCTGAATTATCAGAAGCAATAGGTAGCAAATCCACTTCACAGCACTGTCTTGGAGAAGCCGTTGATATGGAAGTGATAGGAGTGTCTAATTTACAAGTAGCTTTATGGATTCAAAACAATGTAGATTTCGATCAATTGATCATGGAATATTTTGACAAGGATGATCCTGCAGGGGGCTGGATTCATGTATCATACAAAGAGGGTTCTAATAGAAAACAAATATTAACATTTGATGGAAAATCATATACTAATGGATTACCAGACGCAAAATGGTCAGGTGGAAAGATGAGTAATTAATATGGCTAAAAAAAAGAAAAGTAAAAAAGTTCCTAAAGGTTATCATAGAATGCCTAATGGCAAATTGATGAAAGATTCAGCTATGAAAAAAAGAAAGAGAAAATACTAATGGCTATGAAGAAACCTATATATGCTAAAGCTAGACCCAAGAAATTAGGAAAACCAAAATCTTTTAACAAGAAGTCTAAAGCCTATAAAGCTGTAAAAAGAAAAGCAGATAAGAAGTTTGGTAAAAAGGTTTCTTTGTATAAAAACATATTCATCTCACAAGGCATTAAAAAATATAAGCCAAGAAAGAAAAAGTAATGGCTAAACCAAACGCATTACAAAAAATAGAATCTCACGAAAAACTTTGTCGTATTATGCAAAAATTAACGCATGATAAAATTCACGCAATAGAAGATAAAGTTAAACGATTAGAAAAAATTTTATTAATTTGCACAGGCTCATTAATTACTGCTATGGGATATGTAATTAT